AGCGGGTACAACAGGAGCGAGAAGAGGCCCGTTTGCAGGCAAAAACGGAAGCCGAAGAAAAAGCCAAGCGGGAGAATGATTACAAGCAGTTGTTTGAAGCCCAGAAATTAGAGTCAGACACACTGCGCGAAACCATCGACAAGATGACCAGCACGATGCAAAAGACGCAAATAAGTGCTGAAGCTGGTAAAATAGCTTCACAGTTGACGAAAGACACCCAGAGGGCTGAGCTTTTGTCAGAGAAAATTAGCCAGAGGCTAACCATCGTGGATGGGGAATTGCGAGTTACTGACGATTCAGGCCAGCTCACCGTTTCCACTCCCGATGAACTTGCAAATACAATTCGCTCAAGGTACGAATTCCTTGTGGATGGTACGCAAGCGAGTGGCGGCGGGGCCGCAAGGTCAGACGGCAGGGCCGAAGAAAGACCAAAAGAGATCAGCCGATCAGAATTTGATGCGCTCAGTAACGGTCAACGTGCCGAGTTCTTCAAATCTGGCGGCTCTGTTTTTGACGAATAATTTGGAGGCCTACAATGGCTAACGTATTGACTGATCTGGCGGCAGATATCTACAAAGCCGCAGACGTAGTAGGGCGCGAGCTTGTCGGCTTCATCCCTGCTGTAACTATTAACGCCAACGGCTCAGAGCGTGCGGCAAAAGGTGATGTAGTGCGAGCTTCATTCACCCGAGCGGCGTCTGCAGTTGATGTATCAGAGGCGATGACTATTCCCGAAGGCACTGACCAGACGGTAGACAACAAAACTCTGAGCATCACTAACGCTCGCGCTGTGCAGATTCCCTACACTGGGGAAGACGTGCGGCACCTCAACAACGGCATTGGTTTTGAAACCGTCTACGGCGACCAAATCAAGCAAGCCATGCGTACTCTGTGCAACGAGATCGAAGTTGATCTTGGCGAAGCATTCGGCACTGCATCTGGCACTGCAGGAGCAGTCGGCACTGGCGGCACTACGCCGTTCGCGTCTGATTTCGACCTGATTGCTGATGCGCGTAAGCTACTGGTAGACAACGGTATGCCTACCAATGACGGGCAGGCCTCTATCGTTATCGACACAGCGGCAGGCGCAAAACTGCGTCAGCTTTCGTCTTTGACTCAGGTGAACACATCTGGCGGCTCTGACCTTCTGCGTCAAGGCATTTTGCTCGATCTTCAAGGCTTTGCAGTCCGCGAGTCAGCCAACGTGTACACCAACGCCACTCCCGATCCCGATGAAGTAATGAACGTTGCTTTCCATCGTGCGACTTGTGAGCTGGCGATTCGTGCACCGGCTGTACCTAACGGCGGTGACGCGGCTGATGACGCGATTGTTGTGCAAGACCCGCACAGCGGATTGGTCTTTGAGATTCGTAGCTACAAAGGCTACCGCAAGTCCATGATTGAGGTTGCGGCTTCATGGGGCGTGAAGGTATGGAAGCCTGATTTCGTAGCTTTCATCAAAGGCTAAATAATACGGGGGCTACGGCCCCCTAATCCTTTCGGAGTCATGCATGGCGTTGATTGTTGAAGATGGAAGCGAAGTTTCTGGCGCTAACAGCTATGTCAGCGTTAATGACTTTGTTACGTGGGCAGATGCCAGAGGGCTGACTTACCCAGCATATCCCGACATAGAGCAGAAAATCTATCGGGCAATGGATTACATTGAATCCTTGTCATTCATCGGGCAGAAGAATAGTGAAACACAGGCGCTTCAGTGGCCTCGGGCTTACGTTTTGGTTGACGGCTATGGAGTCGATTCTGACGAAATCCCAGCGCAACTAAAGCTGGCTGTGTACGAAGCAGTAAAGCTAGAGATTGACGGTGACAGCAAACTAACGCCGACCGAGCGGGAAACCGAGAAAGAAAAGATCGGCGATATCGAGGTCACCTATGCGTCTAGCTCAGGGATGAAAAGACAAACCCCAGCACTGACGAGAGCATTGAAGAAACTCGTTAGAGCCGTAAACGAAATTAACCGAGTATGAGTTTCGATTACGCTCCGCTAAAGGCGTCTGCTACTGCACTGTTAACCAAGTTTGGGCGGCAGTATACGTTTACGCGCACAGCCCGTGGCACTTACGATCCAGCTACGGGACAGGCATCCGAAACCGCATCAACGTTTGCGAAGTATGGGTGTCTTTTTGATTACTCCGACAGAGATTCCGCAGGCTTAACTATTGAGGCAGGCGACAGGCGAATGCTCGCAGAAGGGCATTCATACGAAGTCGGAGACACAGTTTCTATTGATGGCGACATTTACCGCGTGATTTCTATTTCGCAGAACCAACCGGCTGGTACGGCATTGGTGAGCAACTTGCAGGTGCGGAAATGAAAACGTGGAATCTCGCTATTAAAGATATATCTGAGTACCCAGAAAAGGCGGTTCGTGGCAGTCTCCTGAGTATGGGTGCGAAGATAATCAAGCGAAGCCCTGTTGATACGGGGCGGTTCCGAGGTAATTGGCAGTTCACCCTTAACTCACCCGCACAGGGACAGCTGGCTACGACACAGCGGCCTGACGGGGAGCTTATTGCGGCGACGCAGAATTGGCAGTCCGGTTTTACGTTTTACATGACCAACAACTTGCCCTATGGCGAGCGGCTTGAATACGGCTGGTCTAACCAAGCCCCAAGCGGGATGGTCAGGATCACGCTGGTTGAGTACGACATGATTATTGAGCAGGAGGCGCAGAAGTTGTGAGCACGACATTCAACGATGTGCAGGCCGCGCTAGACACTCAGCTAAAGACGCTGTCAGGTACGCCAGTGGCGTTCCCTAATGTGCCGTACAAGCCGCAGGCCGGAACAACATATGTCAGGGCGAGCTTTCTGCCGGCAGAGACCGTGCAGGCGTCATTAGGCGCTACGGGCAAGGATGAAACCAACGGGATTTATCAAATTGACGTTGTCGCGCCGCGAGGCAGTGGCAGACCGCAACTGCTAGACACGGTAGCTGACTTGTTCAAGCGCGGAACCTTTTTGACGTACAATGATGTAACGATCAGGGTGCGCTCAGTAAGCATGGCACCCGCGATATTAGAGGACGAATGGTACTTTGTGCCAATCTCGGTCAACTTTCAAACATATACAGAGGCTAGATCATGACTATTGCAAATGGCGCACAGCACAGTCTGCACTACGTTGCCGAGACTACTTACGGCACTACTCCATCAACTCCCAACTTTTCGGCGCTTCCGCACACCGGAACAACACTGGCTGTCACTAAGGACGCCGTTGAAAGCGAGAAGATTCGCGGGGATCGGCAAGTAGAAGATTTCCGACACGGCAATAAGACCGTAGGCGGCGAGGTTTCTGCTGAGCTTGAGTATGAGGCGTTTGATGACCTTCTTGAAGCCGCGTTGTGTGGCTCTTGGGCAACAGACGTACTGAAGGCCGGTACAACTCGCCGTTCATTTACGCTTCAGCGCAAATTCGCTGACTTGGCTACACCGGAATTCCACACTTACACAGGATGCGAGGTAAATAGCCTTTCGCTGTCAGTCGCACCTAACTCTATGGTGACCACGACTTTCGGCATCATCGGCAAAAACCTAAGCATTGCAACATCGCCTGCGTCTGGGTCGGTATATGGTTTAGACGTAGGCAACAGCCCTTTTGACTCGTTTACCGGCTCAATCACTGAGGGCGGCTCATCAATCGCTACTGTTACGTCTATCGAAATGTCTCTTGAGAACGGCATAGAGCCATTATTTTCTGTGGGTAGCCAAGTTACCAATCGACCCTCTATCGGGCGCTCACGGCTCACAGGGACGCTTACAACGTACTTTGAGAGCAAAACCCTGTACGAGAAGTTCTTGAACGAAACCAGTAGTAGCATTGTGCTGACTTTGACCGACCCTGATGGCAACAGCTATGAGATCGACTTGCCGAACGTCAAGTACAACTCTGGACAGCCAGACGTTGCCGGTGAGGGCGCAGTGACTATCGCTATGGAATTTGTGGCGCTTTATGACACCACCGATTCCAGCCAGATTGTAGTGACTCGGACTGACGCATAATGGAGCTATCGCAACTAGCTACGGCTGAAACACACCAAGAGGGCGCGGAGTGCAATATCTCTGACCCTCTTTCAGATCAGCCTACGGACGTTTACATAAAGATCATGGGCGCTGATTCCGCTAAATGGCGGGAGCAGAAGAAAAAGCAGACTAATGCAGTGCTTGAAGCTCGGGCCAACGGAAAGGCCAGCAGTATTGATTTTGACCAAATGGACGTGGATGCGCTGGTTGCGGTGACTTTAGATTGGCGTGGAATCAAATCGGATGGTGAGGATTACGAGTTCACCAAGGCAAACGCTAAGCATCTGTACGAAAATTCACCGGCAGTGGTGAATCAGTTGCTGGCGTTCCTGAGTGATGGCGCAAATTTTACCAAGGGCTGATAGACGACTTCCTGCAATACGGGCTTTGGTTCCTCTGGATGCACAGCAAGCCCGAAGGCTCGACCATCAGCCGGTACGATTCGCTCAAGCAGGTAGAGAAAACAACAGGACGAACGCCGCCAGAGCTAGTAGATGGGCCGCAGTTCAGAACAGAATTTGAGTATGCTTGGCAGTTGTTTTGTACGATGCCGAAGCATAGTTATACGGAACTAGAGGCATATAGCAGGCTGACGGGTGTAAAATTAAGCCCTTGGGAAGTCGAGGCCGTTATGGTTCTCAGTAGACAACGAGAGGCAGGCATCCAATGGCAACCGAAGTAGGCCAGTTAGTCCTAAAAGTAGACACCGCAGGCGTCAAGAACGCTGAAGCCGCTGTCGAACGGCTCGGTGACGCCGCGCAAGACACTACCGTCAAAACCCAACAAATGACCCAGCAAAGCCGCAAAAGCAATGTGGTTATGGGTAACTTTGGGCGCAAGGCTGGCATGGCCGGAATACAGGTAGAGCAGTTAGCAGGCCAAATCGCTATGGGCCAAAACCCGATGAGGGCGCTGGGCGTACAGGCCGCTGACTTGGGTTTCGTGCTGGGCGTTCCGCTTCTGGGTG